ATCATGTTTCGTGCTGGCCAGCGAGAAGTTGTCGAGTATTTACTGCAAAAACTAGAGGAAAACAACAATGTGCATTAGCTCACCAAGTATGCCTGAGCCGCCCCCGACTCCACCCCCGGCTCCTACTCCGCCACCGCCGCCGCCGATGATTGAGCCGCAGGCTCCCACACCCCCACCGACGGCAACCAAACCAGAGACTGAAGCTAAGGTCAAAAAAAGGAAAACAACTCGACAGCAAATGCAGCAGGTAAGCCAAGGTGCTTCCGCTCTTCGTATTCCACTAAACATCGGTGGCAAAGGAAAACAGAAGTCAGGATTGAATATCCCTAGCTAATATGAAGTACTCAGCCCAATCCCGTTATCAACAACTAAGCGCGGATCGGGAAGACTTCCTTGACATGGCACGTAGATGTGCAGCGCTCACCCTTCCGTACCTCCTAACTGAATCTGGACATTCGGAAGGTGGGCGGCTCATGCAGCCTTACCAATCACTTGGATCCAAGGGTGTCAACGCGCTCGCATCGCAATTGATGTTGAGCCTCTTCCCAATCAATACAAGCTTTTTCAAGCTGCAGATCAACGATGGAGAGATCGCAAACATTCCAGAGCTGACTCCTGAAGTTCGCTCCGAGATCGACCTGAACCTTTCCAAGATGGAGAGGATCGTGATGCAACAGATCTCCGAGAGCTCGGATCGTGTCCAGCTGACGGTTGCGATGAAGCATCTGATCGTCACCGGCAACACCCTCGTGTTCGCCGGGAAGAAAGCCCTAAAGGTCTACCCGCTAGACCGCTACGTCGTCGACCGTGACGGCGAAGGAACAGTCCTGGAAATCATCACTAAAGAGGTGGTGGATCGCTCCCTGTTGCCTGCGGAGTTCCAGAAACAAGACAAGCAACCCAACGCAGTAGGAGAAGACGGCCCGAAGCTGGGTGTCGCCTACAGCAGCAAACACAACGACGCAGAGGTTTACACCTGCGTGAAGCTGGTCGATGGTCAGCACCGGTGGCACCAAGAGTGCGACGGCAAGCTAATCCCAGGCTCTAAGTCCACCAGTCCCCTCAAGCACACCCCCTGGCTGCCCCTCCGCTTCAACGTAGTCGGAGGTACCGGCAGCGAAAGCTACGGCCGTGGCCGTGTCGAGGAGTTCTTTGGTGACCTCACATCGCTCAACGCTCTGACCCGTGCAATGGTCGAGGGCTCTGCAGCAGCGGCAAAGGTGGTGTTCATGGTCAGCCCTTCGGCTACCACCAAACCACAATCACTTGCCAAGGCTCACACCGGCTCGATTATCCAAGGCCGGGCCGAAGACGTGTCTGTGGTGCAGGTGGGTAAGACCGCCGACTTCGCGACTGTTCAACGGATGATCGCCGACCTGACCCAACGGATCAGTGACGCCTTCCTGATCCTGAATGTCCGGCAATCTGAGCGCACAACTGCCACTGAGGTCAACCAGACCCGCATGGAACTCGATCGGCAACTTTCGGGGATCTACGGCGCTCTGACTGTTGAGCTCCTTACGCCTTACCTCTACCGAAAGCTGCACCTACTGCAGCGCAACAAACTCCTCCCAAGCCTGCCTAAAGGGCTAGTGATGCCGACCGTGGTGGCCGGCCTAGGTGGCGTTGGCCGTGGTGAAGACCGAGCCGCTCTTGTGGAGTTCATGCAAACCGTGGGTCAAGCAATGGGGCCTGAAGCCCTGGCCCAGTTCATTGACCCCACAGAGTTTCTGAAACGGCTTGCAGCTGCATCAGGTATCGACACGCTCAACCTGGTCAAGTCACCCGAGACGATGGCCGAAGAAGCCCAACAAGCCCAGCAAGCAGGCCTCACGCAATCCCTGGTGGGACAGGCCGGCCAGCTGGCAAAAAGCCCAGTAGGCGAACAACTACTCCAACAAGCAAATGACGGACAAGAAGCCGGCCCCCCGCCGCAAGCGGGCGCGGACCTCTGACGGCCAGTTCAAGGCCAATGACCCGACCACGTCAGTAAATGACGCTTGGCTGCCAGAAGAACTCGAACCAGCCAAGGAGATTGACTACAGCATCAAGCCGAAGGTCAGTCCGACCAGTTCAGCTGGTAAGTATGACAAAAACGCCAAGCCCAAAGTACGCCCACGCCAAGGCGTGAGAGTTATCGAATACTGAAAACATGCCACGCGAATTCGACCCAACACCCGAGCGCTCTGATGAATCTAAGGCTGCTGAGCAGGCTGCCCTAGAAATCGGTGAAAAGCTCGCAGAAACTGCACAAGAGGACAAGGAACGCCAGTTCCAACGCGCTGAGGAGTCAAACGAGCTAATCGGCGGCAAGTTCCGCAGCCAGGAAGACCTCCTAAAGGCCTACCAAGAGCTTGAAAAGAAACAATCCCAAGGTCAAGAAGATGAGCCTGTAGAGGACAAAGAAGAGCCTACGGAGGAGGAGACCCCTGAGGTCCAACCAACTGAGGCTGCGCTGACCAGGGCCTCTGAGGAGTACGCCAAAGGCGAGCTCTCAGACGAGACCATTGAAGAGCTCAGCAAAATGGACTCCAAAGACCTGATCAAGGCTTATGTGGAGTTCTACAGCAAGAACCAACAGCAAGTGGCTGTGCAAGTTGAAGCCCAGTCGATCTATGACTCGGTGGGTGGAGAATCTGCCTACCAATCGATGGTCCAGTGGGCAGCCTCAAACCTCTCACAAGATGAGATCAACTCATACAACGAAGTGACCAATGGTGGCAGCGCCGCTGCAGTTAAGTTTGCAGTGGAAGCTCTCAACAATCGCTACAAAGCGGCTGAAGGCTACGAGGCCCCAATGGTCACTGGCTCTAAGTCCGCACCGAGGGTGCAGGGCTACAGAAGCCACGCGGAACTGATGGTAGATATCGGCAATCCTCGATATGAACGAGACCCAGCATTCCGCGCTGACGTTGAAGAAAAGCTCTCTAGGAGCCCAGACCTGCTCTGATTAAAGTACGTTCATCCCCCACAGAGGGACGGGATACCCAAGGCTGGAACGCGCATGGGCTTATCTTCTTTAATCATGTCTGTTACCCTCACCTATCGCGGCGTTAAGTACATCAAGCGCGTCCGCTGATGTTTGACAGAGCTGGTGCGAAGGGAGGTTCGATTCCTCCCCTGTCTTTTGGGCGCGTCCGACCCTTATTTCGGCGACAATCGATTGTGTTACAACCTAGGTCTAAATAAGATTTAACCAAAGTAGGAGGAAGCCCTGTACGCAGGACAACTTTCACTGAAAAGGAAATGATCGCTAAGACCGACCATTCATCCCTTCTACTTTTAGAAAAGTGGCAAACATTGCAAACATTGTCGGCCAAAACGCCGTCAATAATTCTGATATTACAGGCGCTAATTACGCGACTAAATACGCGACAGCGCTCAAAATCTTCAGTGGCGAGGTGTTCAATGCCTTCAACTCCAGCTCGATCTTCAAAGGTCTTGTTCGCAGCTATGATCTGCGTGGAGCGAAGTCAAAACAGTTCTTGCTGACTGGTAAGCTCAGTGCGGGCTATCATACACCTGGGACGCCAATTCTTGGTGACGCTGGTATCAAGAGCAACGAGAAAACGATCGTCATGGATGATCTTCTCGTCGCCAGCCAGTTTGTATATGAGCTTGATGAAATTCTCAGCCAGTGGTCTGCCAGATCTGAGATCTCCAAGCAAATCGGCGAGGCCTTGGCCAAACATTACGATGAGCGGATTGCACGTGTTCTGACTCTCGCTTCTGCTGAAGCTTCTGCTGTTACCGGTGAGCCTGGTGGCTTCCGTGTGCAGCTCGGTGCTGGTAACCAGTACAACGCTCAGGCACTTGTGGACGGCTTCTTCGAGGCCGCCAGTGTCCTCGACGAGCGCAATGCTCCCCAAGAGGGCCGCGTGGCCGTGCTGAACCCCCGTCAGTACCACTCCCTCGTGTCCTCTGTGGACACCGGAATCCTGAACCGCGACCTGGGCTCCACTCAGGGCTCCCTGAACAGCGCTGACGGCCTCTACAGCATTGCCGGTATCTCAATCCGGAAGAGCAACAACCTGCCTTTCTTGGCCGGTACTGTTGCTGCTGTGACCGGTGAAAATAACACCTACAACGGTGACTTCACCAACACTTGTGGTCTTCTTTTCCACCGTGAAGCAGCTGGCGTTGTCCAGTCTATTGCTCCTTCTGTGGAGACAACTTCGGCGGACTTCAGGGTCCAATATGCCGGTGATCTGATTGTCGGGAAGCTCGCTATGGGGTGTGGTTCTCTCCGCACTTCTGTGGCTGGTGCCTTCTTGAATACCTGATATTTATACCCCTGGAGCCTTCATTTAGGCTCCTCGGGGCTCCCCATTCCCTAGAAAACTAATGGCAACAAAACTAACGAAACTGGCCGCAACCAACGTCGTCCTTTCCAATGTGGGACAGGCTCCTGTCACTACAATTGATAATGACAACCCTATGGTTGTTATGGCTGCAAACGTGTTGGATGAGGTGACGAACTCAGTGCAATCTGAGGGCTGGACCTACAACACTGAGAGGGCCTACCCCTTTAACCCAGACACAGCTAAGAAGATTGCTATTCCGGCTAACATTCTTCAGATTGATACAACCCGTACGTCTCGCCTGGATGTAGTTATTCGAGAAGGCAAGCTATATAACAAACGTGATCATACCTATAACTTTGATGAACAAGTCAAAGCTGACGTCATCTGGCTAGTTGAGTTCGATGATATGCCTGAAGCATTCAAGCAGTATGTAACCATGCGTGCTGCTAATTTGTATGCAGGCCGTGCCGTTGGATCTACTGAAGCTGTCAGATTTGGTGAGCGTGAGGAAGCACAAGCCCGCGCAGCCATGCTCGAGTATGAAACCGAGCAAGGTGATTACAGCTTCCTAGGTACTGAAGACAACCTGAATATCCCTTCCTATCGACCCTTTGACGCCGCATATCGGTTCTAATTCTTATGGCAGCTATTTCACAGAAAGTCCCAAACCTATTGGGTGGGGTCTCGCAACAACCTGACCCCGTCAAGCTGCCTGGACAAGTACGCGCAGCTGAGAACGTTTATCTGGACCCCACCTTCGGTTGCCGTAAGCGTCCTGGTTCTGAATTCACGGCAGAACTAGGGACTGGCATCCCCCCTGAGGCTAAGTGGTTCTCCATTTTTCGAGACAACAACGAACGGTATGCCGTTTGTATGTATCGCGATAACACTGGTTTCCGGCTCCGTGTGTGGGACCTGAACGATGGTGCTGAACGGACAGTAACAATCGCAAGTTCAGCTACCTCGTACTTTGCAGACGCAGAGCCTGATGACGTCACTAATTTAACGATTGCAGACTACACGCTTCTATCTAACAATAGAACTCGCGTCTCTATGTCGTCTGATGAGTCGACTGTAAACAACAGCGAAGCATTAGTTGTAATCAGTCAAGTCGCTTACAACACCACCTACAACATCGATATCAATGATGCAGGTGCAGCACCGTCGAAGGTTTATCAAGCCACAGGTATAGAAGTTATACCTGGTACATACCAAGAAAATGACGGTGGAGCATGTAGTGATGTAGATGCCCAAAACTTTTCGGTAACTCATGCGACTAATACAAGTAAAACTGGCCTGCAGTTTAGATTAGTTAATCAGTGTTCATCACACCTTGAGGGTGGTAATTATGATGAATACAAGATTGATCGAGTTTCTGTTATTGATCAAGGTAGTCGTCCTAATTTTACTAACTTGGATCACTATGGCGATGGAAGGCTTTTGCTCAACGGTGGGATGGTTCAATCTGGCCGTGGAAGAAGCTATCGAGTTACTGTTGCGTCATCTAGCTTTAGCTTCCGTAACTCTAATCCACGTGGGTCGCGCCTCAACTTGTCTAATGGCGTTTCTGTCCATGTCTCTGATGTATCACATCGTGTCGAGTCAGACGCTGAATATGTCTCGCGTTATCAAACAGATGCAATCCTCCAAAATGGAGGCACAGGCTGGCGTGTAGGTGACACTGTCAATGTGACTATGCAAGGCGAAACCTTCACGATCCGCGTGACGTCAGAACGGTTTGTCTATGCGTACAACAGTCTAGGGACAGCAACTTTCACAACACCCGCTGATACCACCTCGGGTGCTCTGGATATGGCGGCTGTGACTACAGACCTAACTAACGACATCAACGCATTATCTGGTTTCACGGCAGAAAACATTGGTGCAGTTATCAAAATCACGCGCACGAGTGGTGGCGACTTTAACGTCTCAACTCGCGGTGGCACAGTAAACAACGCCATGCGAGCTATCAAAGGCTTTGCACGAGATATCTCGAAACTTCCAGAGCAGGGCTGGGATGGTCAAGTTCTTAAAGTATCCAACACTGAAGAAGCTGACGCTGACGACTACTACGTCAGATTCACCACGCAAGCTCCTGGGGTTCCGGGTGCTGGTAGTTGGCAAGAGACGGTAGCTCCCGGTATCAAGACAAACCTAAACACCTCCACAATGCCCCATGCGCTTGTACGTCAAGCGGATGGAACGTTTACGCTCGATGCCCTTTCTTCTGGCTCTGCATTGGGTGGTTGGGCTGGACGTGAAGTTGGTGATGAAACCAGCAACCCCGAGCCGTCGTTCGTGGGACGGACAATCAGCGATATGTTCTTCTTCAACAATCGCCTAGGGTTTCTCTCTGAAGATGCTGTGATTATGTCGCAGCCTGGTAGTTATTTCAATTTCTTTGTCAATTCAGCTATTGCTGTAAGTGATGCGGATCCAATTGATATGACTGCTAGCTCTACTAAGCCGGCTATTCTCAAGGCTGCAGTTCCTTCACCGAAAGGTCTGATTCTATTCGCTGAGTTTAGTCAGTTTTTGATGAGCTCTAGTGAGCTGGTATTTTCCAGCGCTACGATCCAGATGAAGGAGATCTCGAACTACTTCTATAAGTCTAAAGTTCAACCTCTCAATTCTGGTGTAAGTGTTGCGTTCATTGCAGAAAGTGCGACATACTCCAAAGTTATGGAGATGGCTGTCGACTCCGTAGCAAACCGGCCAGTCGTTGCTGATATCACTAGAGTAATTCCTGAGTACCTCCCCAATGGATTTCAATGGGGTGAGGTAATGCCAAATAACAATATGCTTGTGTTTGGTGATGGTTCATCTACTGTCTATGTGTTCAAATTCTTTAACCAAGGTGATGAGAGACAGCTGGCTGGTTGGACCAAGTGGAATTATCCAGGCTCTGTAGATATGTTTGCGACTGAGGATGACCTTTGCTATATCATCCTTAGATCAGAAGAAGATAGACATATCCTTGTGAAAACTGAACTTATTGATGATCCTGATGAAGCTCCTATCGACGTGGGATTTTCAAAGTTCACCCCTCGACTCGATGCCACTGTAGCTGGCTCTACATTAACTACTTCTGTAGAGGATGCTCTAAATACTAGGATTATTGTACCTAACAGCATCGTATTCTTTGAGGCAATTTATAACGTAGTCGTCACTTCTGGTGACTTCAAGTCGACCTTTCGTAGGGTTGAGCCCCAATTCGACTCTGTAAACAATAACTATTACGTTATTGTCAATACAGATTTGCTTACAGCTGACTGGGTGCTCGGTGTTCAATACACAGCCACCGTAACCCTGCCTTCTATCTTTGTGACTCAAGAGGGCAAAGCTGATCGGGTAAATGTGCCGACTGTCACTTTGATGCACCTAGACCTTTACTACTCGGGTCGATACGAAATTATCATTGATAAGCTTGGTTATGACCAACAACAGTTAGATGCAGACATGACTCGCTCTAACGTGTATGACGCAGACGAAGCTCCTATCAATGAAATCTCAACACAGACTATCCCTGTAATGAGTCGCGGAGATATTGTCAAAACCACCATCAACGCCCTAGACCCATTCCCTTCAGCCATCACTGGGTATAGCTGGGAAGGTCACTACAACAACCGAGGCATCTCGCCTATCTGATGAATCACATCCGCACTGCCACTGTGCAGGACGCGGTGCAAGTTGCCAAAAATCTTCGACCAGAAGATCGCCAAGAAATCGAGGGTTTGGGCTACTCGCCTATAGCCCTCGTTTTCAGTGTTCTCATAAGCGACGTTGCGGTCTCCTTCTTTAATACTGAAGGCGAAATCGCAGGCGTTGCTGGGATTGTTAGAGAGTCCGATATCAAGGGTCAAATCTGGATGATTTGTACACCTGCTGTCGAACTGAACCCACACACTTTTGTTCGCCATGCAAAACGTTGGCTTAAACAAGAACAGCGCAACTACCGCCTCCTCTGGAACCTTGCAGACGCCAGGAACCTGTATCACCACAAACTACTGCGGATGCTTGGATTTAAGGCCATTAGGTCTGTCCCGTCTGGTCCGCAGCACCTGCCCTACTTAGAAATAGTGAAACTATGTGTGTAGTAACCGCTGGCGCCGGTGCAACCGCAGCGGCAGCTTCAGCAGCCACAGCTACAAATATCGGACTCGCGATCAGCGCAATTAGCACTGTCGCTAGCATTGCTCAAGCCCAGCAAGCTGCTCAGATGCAGGCCGCCCAGGCCCGCACTCAAATGGAGATGCAAACTCGCCAAAGGGCTGAGAGTGCTCGATTGGCTAATCAACAGGCTTTGACGCAACAGCAAGGTCAAATAAGACAGGAACAAGCTTCTGTACGTTCCTATTATCAAAATCTCGACAATATCAATTCTGCTTTGAACAAAACCTTTGTACAAGAGCAGACTAAAGCAGAAGAGGCTCGTGTTAAAGCTGCCTTCAAAACAGAATCTATCCTAGCTAAATCAATCGGTGTGCAAGGCAAAATTCTCGCTAGTGGTGCCACTGGACAATCCATCGGTCTTTTGGCCCTTGATGCGGATCGTCAAGCCGGGCGAGCACAAGCACAACAAAATGCCTCCGTTGACAGTGCAATTGCTCAATCTGCAATCTCACAAGACATTGCATTCGATCAGGCTAGAAGCTCTGCAAACCAGGCATTTAGCCGCACTGCACCCCCAACTCAAGCACCCATCCTGGATCCCTATGGAATGGCAGGACTTGAAATCCCCTCTTATGCGTAAGAAATGGCTCGTATTTACCAACCGGAGTCCTATGGAGATAATTTCGCAGGCTCTACACAGAGCCGTGGATTTAATCCTGTAGCGGCTATTGATAGAAGTCAACAAGAAAGAGAAAAAGCAAAGCAAGCAGTAGACAACATAAATCGTGAGATCTCGATCCTTAACAAGGATCAGCAGCTCGAGCGTAATGTTCTATCACTTCAGCAAGGTGTAGAACGTTCTAATCTGCAAGCACAGCAGAAAGCAGTGCAAGGCTTGTTAAAATTGTCTAGCATTGCTACTGATGCTTTCAAAGCAAAAGCTCAAAATGATGAGCGCATTGCAAATGAAAATCAATTCTTGCAATCAGTTGGTCTCGGAACAGAACCACCTGCACAAGCACAGCAGCAACTTGAAACAGCTAGAAATATCGATACAGCTATTAGTGTTGAATCTTCTGCTATAAATGAAACTGCGTCAGAGGTTGAGGCTAGTGGGAGTTTAGAAGACAAAGATGTAGGCCATCAACTGAGGCAAGGTTCTGCACACAGAATTGCTGCTGAAGTTAAAGGTAATGTCTATAGCGCACGTTCTTCGCATCAAATCTTTCTTCAAGAGGCTATTCGCCTGATTCCTGACGATCAAAAACCTCGTACTTTGCCTGAAGCACAGGCGTTACTTAGGTCTCTTAACCGTCAGTTCTTTCGGGTTTCGGGTCTCTCCGATGAACAAGGTAACTTGATTAGTAACCGTGCTTTGATCCTTAAGGACCTTGCACCAACAATTGCAACTAATACTTCAAAACTTGAGGTACAGCTCTTAAATGCAGCTATTAAAGCTGATCAAACAGCAAACCTTAGTCAACTAAACAGCAACATCTACACCGCTGTTAGCTCTGACATGAGTGCAGAAGAGGTATGGAAGGTTGCTTCAGAAGGGTTTGCTCACGGTAACGTCGGCCACCAAGGCTTCAGTGCTGCTAGTAACGAGCAAGCCATGAAGGCGATCATCGCGTCTGCTGTTAATGACGGCGATGTGGCACTCATTGAGGGCTTGGCTGATACGCCAAAAATGGCTAACCAGCCGAATGGTCCGAAACTTGGTGACGAGTACGCCCACCTACTTGGTCCAGCAGTAACGCAGGCACGGGAGAAGCGGAATTCTGCCATCAGAGCTCAAAAGGCAGAGATCGCAAGGCAGGCTGAAACTGCTATCCAGAATTACTACGACAACCCATCTGGTGAAGCTAAAGCCCAACTCATCGAAACTCTGCAGGCTTTGCCCCAGACCAAAACTGTTCGCACAAGCCTGGCTAATCTGACTTCGAAAGGGTTCAACAACGACCCTGCTCTCGAGGCAGAACTAGCTGCAGCTGCGGCTCGTAATGAGTTCATTCCGCAAGACGTCCTTAAAGCCCATCTAGATGCAGGTCGGATCCGTCCTGAGGTCTACAACCAGCACGCTCTGACCCAGGTTGATATCAAGAACAACAAAGCAGCGGCTGAATACACCAAAGAGCTGAAACCGTTTATTGAGCAGACAATCCTCAACAGCTCAGAATCGCCATCTCGTGTGGCGGATATGCGGAAGACAACTCGCGTTGTTTATCAGATGCGGGTAAAGATGTTCCAAGACGAACTAACCAAAGCATTAGCTGCAGAGGCACGGGATAACCCTGACATTCTCAACAACCTTCAAGAGCGCAATGTATTGGCTCAAAGGCTCATAGATGAGATCGCCAAACGTCCTGAATTTGTTCTGTATAACGATGCCAAGGAAGGTATTACATTCACGGCTGACCCTGGTCAACGCTCAGATGGTCTTGAGGCAATCACTATTGCTCCAGGTGAGCAGGATTTTAGGCGGTACTCATATAACTCAATCATCAACAACGTACCCCTTTCAGAGATCAACGCAACAGACGATCTGATTCTGAAAGAAACGACGCTTGAATTAGATGTTAAAAACATACTTGCAGGAGATAAGGTCTCTCCTACTACCCGTAGTTATGCTCGCAAGCTTGGTATGTCTGAGCGTGCATTCATCAATGCCCAGCTCCAACGCTACGGAAAACCACCTCTCGGACTCCTCGAAAACAGCACAGCCGGAGAATTTAGGCCCAAAAGAGCAGCGCCAGGAACAGATCTTAACTCCACTACAGGATTCAGACATCTGCAATCAATGGGTTTCCCCACACGTGGTGCTGCCTACATCACCTCCGCTATTTCTCACGAATCGTCCTGGAACGGTATGCGTGAATGGCCAGAGGTTGCTGGTGACGGAACCAACCGAAACGGTGGTTTAATTTCTTGGGCATCCTGGCATAACAATTCTGCACGTCTTGGTGCAATCGAGCGGCATTTTGGCCGCAGCATCTCAGAGATCAGTGAAACAGATCAGCTTCAATATATGAAGCACGAGATGAAAACTAGATATCCAAAGGCTTACCGAATCTTCACTACCCCATCTGCATCATCTGCGGACCTGCAATGGGCTGTTAGTAACTACTGGGGCTTTGACCCTAAATATACAGGCAACCGCTGGGTAGACGCAGAAACACTGATTAACCGTTCTTGACCTCCTCCATGCGTGGACGAGGCTTATTACCTCTAAAACATGGATCAATTAAATCTCTTCCCTGACAAGGTAGAAGGTGCTTCAGAAGAAGCGACCAATACTTTCCTTGGCGAAATCGAAGCCAATAATCTAAAAGAAGAAGACCAGATCGAAGCCACAGCGCAAGCGTCTGAGCCTGAGCCTGAAGACGAGCCTGCGGGCAACGTCGGTACTGAGCGAGAAATGGGCCAAGTGCTCCAAGACGCAGGCCTGCAAGATGACCTGCTCCCTGGCGTAACTAACTTTATTGATAAAACCCTGGGAACCGATCTCTCAGGGTTTTATGAGCAGCGCAAGGCAGATACGGCTGAACAGCGCGAAGCCATCGCCGCTGGTGCAGAGGAGTTTCGTAAAAACCAACCCGAGGCCGTCAAAGTTGTCACCGGTGCCTTGCAAGGTGTCGGTGAAAAGGCTCTAGGCCTTGGTGAGGTTATTGGTGATACCTCTAAAACACTTGGTGAAAATGTTGTCAAATTCGCCAGTTTTCAGACAGTCAAACCTGACTGGACACGTGGTGGTAAGGACAACCCATTTGCAGGTAATTATGACTGGGCTACGTGGAACCTAGGTAAAGACGAGTACGGCGCACAGACCGACATTGGTAAAGGTATCCAGGGCATCACTGAGTTCGGCCTGACTATGGCCCTTACTGGTGGTTTTGCTGGTGGCGGCACAACACTTGCCGGCAACATCATTCGAGGCGGTGCAAGGGGTGTTGCAGCTGATGCAATCTCTGCCGTCTCCGGCGAAGGCAACATGTCGAACCAAATCGAGAATGCCTTCCCTGAGCTGAAAGACACCTGGCTCACAGCCCTCGCTATTGATAAAGAGGACAACGTTTATACCGCAGCAACCAAGACTGCGCTCGAGGGTTTCGGCCTGGGTGCAGCGATCGAATCCGGTGTTCGTTATGGCTGGCGGCTTGGTAAGTACGGATTCAAGAAAGGTAAGAACCTCATCTTCAAACCTGAGGAAGTAACACCTCCACCGCCGCGCAGCTTCAACATTGACAAAGTTGGCAAGTCGATAATCGATTCTGGCAACACAGAACGCTTTGAAAGGTTCTCTCAGATCCAAGATCTGGAAGCTGCAGGCATCCCCACTACATGGGATGACGCTGCTGCAGTTGTTCCTGAGTACTTCTTACCCGCTGCTCCTGGTCTCCGTAGAGAAATCAAAGAAGGCTTTGCTGAAACCGTCTACGAAAAGCTCGACGCTTTAAGAGAGGAGTACAACAGACTTTTGAGGGGTGGTAATAAAAGTCCAGATGTGGGAGCTTCTTTAGACCCCTTTACAGGTGAAGAACCCCTTGTGGGTCACATGGTTGCTATTGATGGCGCTGTTCTCGAGGATCCAAATGATCTCGAAGCTGCAGCAGCTTTCATCATGAAACACCAAGACATGCTCAGACGTGAAGACGTATATCTGGGTAGCTGGATCAGCAAGCAAACAGGAAAGCCAGTAGTCGAGCTTTCCCGCTTGGTTGAAGATGAAGGCGAGGCTGTGATGCTCGGCCGCCTGTTTGACCAAGAGGGGATTTTTGAGCTGACAGGAACTAAGGGCTTTGATGGCTATATGCCTACTGACGGTTCAGATGCACTACGCCAAACGAAAGGCCAGCATCTGAAGTCTGCCTACACAACTCCCCACGAACCCACCATCACACCTGCGCCCAAAGTCGCGGCTCAACAGATCGAAGCAAAACTTTCCCCAGCTCCTCCTGCAAACGGTGGAGGTGGTGGCCGCTTGGCAACTAATGCCCAGGTCAAACAAATCGCAGACGCTCGAGGCGAAGGTGCGGGTGAAGCTATCGAAGCCCTGATCAAGGCTGTAGACGTTGATGAATCAGACATCGCAAAAGAAGCCAGGATTACGATTTCCAGCCTTCGAGACATTGTTGAAGGTGATCTAGCCAAC